GTTTCCACAATGGACAAGGGAAGCAGAAAAAAGAAAGCTGCACCTAAAAGAGCAGTAAACTTGGGAGCAGGGGGTCCTGTCACTAAGGCTCGTAAAATGGGTGGTGGCAAAAATAGTTCGGACACTTCACAACACAAGCGTATGGCCATGGGAGAAAAAGTCCAACAGGGCAATAAGCCCGTAAAATTACGCGGTGGTGGCGCAGCCATGAAGAAAATGAAGCGTGGTGGAGGTCCTGTGAGACTACGCGGTGGTGGTGCAGCTATGAAGAAAATAAACAGAGTTCGTGGCCCTGGTAGCAGGAAACGCTAATGGCGACGTCGGGGTCTACTGATTTCGAGCTTGATGTAACGGACTATATCGAAGAAGCGTTTGAGCGTTGTGGTAAAACAGTGCGTACTGGTTACGACTTAAAAACTGCAAAGCGTTCTTTAAACCTTTTATTGGCCGAGTGGGCCAACAGAGGCTTGAATCAGTGGACTATTGACCAAACCACTATAAATTTAGCGACTAACATCCGTATATATCCTGGTGGCACGTTAACTATGAGCGTGGCGGCTTCCGCGAACTTCACAGTGGGCGAAACGCTTAC